CCCCGCCATGTTGGCGGGGTCCCGGTAGGCGAAAGTCTACTTGATCCTTTGGTCACCCGAGCGACACTATTTCCGGTAGGGTAGGTTCCATGCCAGCACGCGATCGTAGTAGGAACTTGAGGCAGACCATTACAGGGAGCGGTTTTGACTCCCTGGGTTCGCCTCAACTCCAATTCTACAGCGTGGAGCAAGGTCCTATTCAGGAATGTCACGACTTCGTTGGCAATCGTAACGGAGCCAATGGCTTCGATATGAGAGAAAACGATCGTGAATTCCCGTACTTTCACGGAACTTGGATAGTCGGTGGTCAGATCCGAATCAAATTGGATCGACTTCCCGCCTATTCAATGAATCCGGAGGCACCCGACCCGTTGACGATGTATGGGACCATTGGTCCGGATACATTGAATCAACTGGCCTGGAAAGTCCTCGCCGACACCAATCCGAACAAGCCAGACGTAAGTCTGCCTACGTTCATTGGTGAGCTGAAAGACCTGCCTTCTCTCGTCAAAGACTGGGGCGGCGACCTTCTTAAGAAGGTAGCGAAAGGACACTTGTCCTGGCGCTGGGCCGTTAAGCCGATGATGGGAGACATCCGTAAGTTGTGCGATTTCTCCGAGAACATCGAAAGACGTTATCGTGAACTCGAACACCTGAGGGATGGAAACGGACTCAAGAGAAGAGTAGGGTTAGGCAGCGATCACCAGGTAAGTTCGTGGACATCGCCTTCAGCGATAAACTCGAACTATATCACGGTGAACGCAAGGAGCAGAGTCACACATCAGATGAAGATGTGGGGCACAGTGTGCTACAAAGTAGCACCTGGATTCACGATCCCAAGGTCTTATTCGCCAGAGTTGTTAAACCTGGCGCGTAGACTAACTTATGGGATCACGAGTCATGAGCTCCTCGCTACTGCATGGGAATTAACCCCATGGAGCTGGTTTGCGGATTGGTTTTTGAACATTGGCAATTCTATTGCCGCGTCCAATAATACCGTTCCGCTCGTCAGAACCCGGCCCTGTGTGATGCGATCTCTTTCTGCTGAGAAAGAGTTCGAGATCACAAACTTACCGACGCCGCTGTTCAGTTATACTGGACGGCCGCATGGTAAGAGGACCAGGAAGGAGCGATACGTTGTCGCTCCCACCTTGCCTTTCTCTCTGTCGCTACCCCTGTTTGACGGGGGCAAATGGTCGGTCCTGGCATCGCTTGCAGCCTTGAGGCGCAAGTAAGCGCCTCGACTACAATCTTTGTCAGGAGGTTCCTATGGCTCTTTCTGCCGCGACGATCTCGTTTGCGTCAAAGACGCTGAACAAGATCAACAGTCCCCAGTACGCCTCTGAATACTTATTCAGGGACGCCACCGAGGAGTACCGTGTCAAGATTCGGCATTCTCAAACGAATGCTGGTTTTGATCGGCACAACGTCGAAGCCACGCACACTGTGTGGGGCTCTGGCGGAAACCCGGACACCGTTCGGAAGTCGTATGTGGTTATCGAAGTGAAACCCACAGACGACACTGTGGCACTTACGGCGGCGCTCGCAACTTTTTTGACTGCGAGTACCAACGATGTGCTTACAGAACTGAACGACTGGGAAGTTTAGACGATCGTGAAAATGATCTTCTAAACGCTCTGAAAGATCTAGTCGACCTTTCAGAATTCCGAGTGGACTGAAGTCGCTGCGGACGTGCCGCGTGGGACATTTCAAACTCTGATAAGGAGCTTGTATGTCTAATCGCCACGTTCGGGAACTACTTGAAGTTGTCCATTGCATCTTCCAAGATGCCGTGTACAACTTCCCGACGCTCGCGGGTGAGTTCATCAAAGATGAAATTCGCCTGCGTCGTCTCGTCGAATCGCGCGGCATCAACGCCCTTTGCGTTGATCTCGTGCGTGCCGGCAAGCACCTTGATCGGTGTCTTGCTGACGGTGAGTACAAACTCTCTGGCCTACCGGGCACCGCCCGGTACTCAGAGAGAGTAGTGATCCCGAAGTTTCTTCGGGGACTCTACTTACTCGTATTTGACGAGATGGGACGTTTGAAGGAGGATTGCGATGCGGAAGCTGTTCTCTTCCTTAGACAAATTCTTTTTGTCGCTCGGAAAGTTCAACTCCCGTGTCCAGATTCGGCTATCTCTAATGAAGTCAGAGATTTCCGGATCGTTGATATGGCACTCCCAGAACCGGAAGGTTTTTGGAGTGACGCTTCGCCTCAATGCTGCGACGTTGAGAGAACTTTCCCTACTTTTAGGGCTAGTGATCTCTATCAGTCTCGCATTGCTGCGATGGATACCTCTTCTACCATGAAGAGAGATCTATCAACCCTTCTGATCAATCTAGATAAGATATCTAGATTGATCACCACCACTTTAGGGCCTTATCAGCCCAACGAGTGGAGGTTCAAGCATGGTCCCGGCGCTATTTCTGAGCGGACTGGTCCTACCAACAAGTTCTGTTGGTCGAACTGGTCGGATCGCTTAGAAAACGTGTACCCAATTGCGGATTATGGTTTCCATAATCTTAGCTCTTGGGCTGCTAACTGCGAAAAGATGGAAATTGGTTCTATTGAACCTTCTTCTCGTCTTATCGCAGTACCGAAGACGGTCACTAAGCCTCGGCTAATAGCCGCTGAGCCTAGTGAGCATCAGTGGTGCCAACAGAATCTGTGGCACTACTTCTCTGAACGATCTGAGAAAACCTGGATATCTTTGTTTGTTCGCTTTCGCGATCAAACTAGGAACCAGGAACTCTGCGTTCAGGGATCGGAGGACGGCTCTCTCGCAACTGTGGATCTTTCCGCAGCGAGCGATAGAGTCACCTGCAGCATTGTTGGGCGATTCTTTCGGGTTAACCCCCCGTTAGTTCTTGCCCTTCAAAGCTCACGTACCCGCTTCATGAAGCAAGCCATCAACAGCGATGTTGACGGCGAGTTTCCGTTGAGAAAATTCTCGACGATGGGTAGCGCTTGCACCTTTCCCGTTCAGTCTCTCCTGTTCCTTGCCGTAGCCCTTAGTGCCGTCGCAACCAAGCGAGGCATCCGGGTTAAGACAAGTAATATAAGGAAACTGAAAGGGGAGGTGGCCGTCTTCGGTGATGACATTGTCATTCCCGTTGACAGTCGGGAGCTGTTGTTCGCTGCTCTTGAAGTTCTGCACTTCAAGGTCAATTCCGACAAGTCTTTTTGGACCGGAAGGTTCAGAGAGTCTTGTGGGGTTGATGCCTTCCGCGGTGTCAATGTGACTCCCGCGTATTGGCGAGCTCCAAACAACGGCAAGCCTGAGTCCACAGCAAGTACGATCGAGGTGCACAATAATTTTTATTCCAAATTTTTACTGTGCACCGCTTCGTACATTGCGACGACCATGCGTGGGGATTCCGTTCCTCGCGTACGAATGGGTTCAGGTGTCCTGGGTCTGAAGTCTTTCCAACGTCCGATCCGCCCCGTTTTAACGAGGTGGAACAAAGGACTGCAGAAAGCCGAGGCTTTGGTAACTACGCTCACTGCGAAGATACCGAAGACGCCGATCCAAGACGACTCTGCGCTATTTCAGTACTTTACTGAAGCACCCAACCCGACCATTATTTGGAAGGGAGGAGTGGCGCAAAGACCTCTAATTCGAAAGAAAAAGAGGTGGGTACCGCTAGAAGATCTCGACTCTGAGTCGAGTACCTAGTGGTGGAGACGGGAAGCACAGGAAATCGCGTCGCCTGTCGGTCCAAAAGACTGGCGGGTTGCGTACTCCTGTGTATATCCGTTGTGGG